TGCACGCAAGGCGGGTTGACCGTGTCGGCGAGCGGTCCGCAACGCAACCCGGTCGCATTGGCGATCGTGGTACACAGTGCGTCTATCACCGTGTCGATCGAAGGCATCTCAGCCATCAGGCGAACCCGATGACCCGGTCGACACGACGGAACGGGGCGAGCAGTGAGGCGACCTGCGCCATCACGTCACGCCCGATCCGCAACCCGCCGAAGTCAACGGTGCCGGTCTGAATCCCGAACGCGACGTCCTTGCGCTTCCACAGGTCGACGGCGAGGATCTTGCACGCCTCGGTCACGTTCGACGGGATCGCCGTCCAGCCCCACTGGGCGGTTACCTGCAGAGTGCGACGCCGATTCCCGGTGACCGGGAACAGCCGGACCCCAAGCGAACAGATCGAGTCGTACGGGGATGACATCAGATTCGCCATGTCGCCGCCGAACTGGTCGAGTTCGTATTCCGTCGTCGTCCACGTCGTCTCGAATGTGCCGTCGTCGTTGTCGTCGGTCTTGATGACGAGATCCGTGGTCGTGTGGAACGGGTCGATGAGAGCACAGCGCGCAGACGACGGGGTGTAGGTCCTCGCCGAAGCGGTTGTGGTCTTCCAGAACTGTTGGCCCGTGTAGACGTAGATGGCATCCGACGCCGACTGGATCGCCGACTCGAGGGTGTCCGTGTCATCGAAGTCGGAAACGCCGAGGCGGGTGGTGATGTCATCGACAGCGATCAACGCGTTCGTCAGAGCCACAGGTCACCACCTCACAGGACTTGAGCGAGCACACAACCGCGTGGGGTGCGCAAAACGATGGGACGCAACAGCCGGGCAGCGGCCAACGACTCGAGCGCCGTGCGGAACCCGGCACCGAACTGGGGTCCGGTGTCATGGAACCCGACGATCGTCCCAGCCGGGATGTGCGGCCGATACGCCTCGAACTCGACGGCGCGGAGCCCAAGAAGGGAGTCGAACCAGGCAAACCCGATCTCATCGGTAGGAACGAAATCGAGCGACGACATGCGGTGCACAGTGACCGGCAACCCGGCACACAGCATCTCCGCTTGATGTGCACGATCGGGGTCAATCTCGATTGTGTCGAGCCTGCCGTGACCGTTCGCTGCCAACGCGGCACCGATCCGGCAGGCCATCTGCCCGACGAACGTGCCGGTTTCGACGACGTAGTCAGGTTGCAGCGCACGGATGAGCGCAGCGACCAGTTCGACGACTTCGACCTCGGCGGACTGATCATCGCTTGCCGTCCACCACTCCGGGTGCGGACACTCGGCGTGTGGCCTCGTGAACGTCGACTCGGGGACGATCATGCGAACACCCGCCGATCACGTTCCTGCAAGTCGAACGTGTGCTCATCGAGGAACACGCCACCCTTGTCATGCGTCGTCTTGATGCTCGTGTCGACCCACAGCGGGAAGTCACAGGCAGCGACCCGAACACAGAACGACATGTCCTCGCCGAACGTCGTCGGGCCTTTCGGATGGGTGATCGGGTCGAACCAGGTGTCGCCGTACTTCGCACGGATCGCTTCGAGGACACGACGATGCACGAGCGTGCAGGCAGCCCCGGTTGCTCCGCATTGCGTCAACGCATCCCGTTCGTAGTTCATGCGTGCCAACCAGCCGACCCTGCCGTCATCCTCGATGAAGTCGTAGATCGTTGGCGTCATGCGGTATCGGCGGGCATACGCCGTGCGGGCGAGCATGTCGTGCGCGTCGTCGGACTTCAACGCGAAGCACAACGCTCCAACGACTGGTCGTTCAACGGGATCAGCCGATGCAATGAGCCGCTCGAGTGCATCATGAGCGAACCCCATGTCAGCGTCGACCATGAACAGCCACTCGGCGTCCGACTCATCGAGGAGCGCCTTGGTGAGTGTGTTGCGACCGGCGACGATCCCGTTTGATCCGCATTCCTTGGACATCTCGCCTTTGCCGTGCAACATCCGGCCGGACTCCATCGCGTCGAACATCATGAGTCGCTGCTTCGACTGTGCGAAACAATGGGACTGATGGCCGGGATGGATGAACGCGAACGACACCCGTCCCGGGGTCATCGGTTGCGTTGCTCCCCAGGGCGGGCTGTTGCCCGTTCGACACCGTCAGGGGCGAACGCCCACTTGTGCTCCTGGACGACTTGATCATTCGAGTCGTAGGAGTCGTTGAGTCGCAACGGTGTCGGGATCCCGTTGACGGTTACCACGCACTCTTTGATGACACGGACTTGGGGCATGGCAGGTTCCTTTCGGTTGGCAGGGTTGGCAGGTTGAAGACCGAACCTGAACCCACCTGCCAGAGGATTCAGGTCCGGTCGAACGGGATGAGCAGCTGTTCGACATCTCCATAGAGGGCGACAATCTCTCTTGCCCACTTGAGTTTGTCTGCCGCCCGTTGCCCCGAGGGCTGGGAAGACGACCACAGTTCGAGGTTCTCAATCCGATTGTCGTCGCGCACCCCATTGACGTGGTGCGCGGACTCATGCGGGAGAAGCTCACGGCCCAGGTGATGCTCCATCACGAGGCGATGGGTTGCGTACCTCGTCTTGAAGATTGACACATAGCGGTAACCGTCTCTGCTGAGCGACCCAGTAAGTGATCCATCGGCGCACAAACGCTTGACGAGACCAACGTAGTGGTCTCTGCAATGGTCGCTTGACCGATCCCCAACTACAGCTTCAGCGCCGCATTCAACGCATTTCTTGCACGTGGCAAAGGAACCGTCTGTGTTCCCGTAGAGCCGTTTACGTCGCCTGTGTGTGGGGCACAGATCATCAGAGGTGACCGCCCCGTTAGCACACCCATCAACCTTGCACGGCCTGGGTGATTTACGAAGAGTGGGAGCCGCACCGGGGTCGCCATGACGGGCCCACCTGAAATAGTGCATCGGGCAGAACCCTCTGGCGAATGCTAGGAGTTCACACCCGTCGACACTACATGGCCCGTCGTTTTTCCTCTTGCGGGGAGCAACTTCAGCGTCGACCGGGAGACCCTTGCGGTCCCGGTGGTAGTGGGTGTTGCAGAGTCCTCTTGCGTAGTGAGCCCGTTCGCACCCTGCGACTAGGCAGTGTTTGGTTGTGTCCATGTCGCACAGTTTAGCAACATTGTGGACATGGACACAACCAGTGTATTCGACCTGCTAGGCCGACGTTTTATCTTGCAAAAGGAGGAACGCGGTGTCCACGATAGAGTCGGCCCCGTTCCGCCAGTGGGCGTACCAGCCGCGACGGCCGTCGGGCAGGTTGTTCGACGTGTTGAACAGGTGTGGGATGTACTCGACAGCGAAGCTGCCCGGCTTGTCCACGATCACGTACTGGCTGAAGTCGCCGTACACGATCTCGTTGTCCTTGACCGTGGTGGTCGTGGCCGACGGGGCGTCGTCGGACTCGACGAGAGGCTTGCGGTACAAGGTGTCGGACGGGCCTTCGGTGAGGTTCGTCGAGTACTTGTTCGACAGTGCAGTGCCGAGGTTCTGGATCGCGAGCGACCAGATCGGGTGCATGAGCCATGTGGCGTTCTTCCGCCAACGCACCGGGAGGGTCCGGTACAGCTCGTCGAGGTCTTCCTTGTTGATCGCGGCGGCGGTGTCGGAGACGATCTCGACGTTGGTGTTCGCGTCGAGAGCGGTGAAGATGCCCCACGGCTCGTCAGTGCCCGAGCCCTGGGCGTACTTCGACTCCTCGAGCCGGTCCTTGGCGTCGGCGAACATCATGAGCAGTTCACCGGCAAGGCCGGGGATGTCGTCCGCGGCTTCGATGGATGCCTGCACGAACGCCTGCGCCTTGTGGATGCTGACGGATGGCTGAGCGAACGTCGGCGAATCGTCGGACACCTCGGCGAGCTGAGCGTCGAACTACGCGGTGACACCAGCGGAGCTGATTCCCTGCCACGACGTGTCGCCGGGGCGGGTCACGGTGACGACACGGGACAGCGCCCGGATAACGTTCGACGTGCCGCTGTTCGACAAGATCACGGTCGGGTCGAGGTGGGTCGGGACGAGGAAGTTGCCGTTGGCGTTCGTCACGGTGGAGAGCGCGGTGCGCTCCTCGGCGGTGAGGTCATAGGCGCGGCCGGTGATGACCTTCGCCCATGCGGCCTCGTACGCCTCGGTGGAACGCGACAGGAGGCCACGAGCCCAGTCCCGATCACTGCGGTGCTTCAACACCAGGGAACGGACGTGAGCCATGTTCTCGGGGGCGTCGACCCGATGCTCGAGCGAACGGGTCACCGCGTCAGCGAGCTGCTGCGGTGTGGCCGAACGGTTCTCGAGGACGTCGTCGGTGGACGAGACGGGACCGGCGAACGTGACCGACTTGATCTTGGCGACCTCGGCGGTACGGGCCTCGATCTCCTCGAGTTCGGCGACACGGGCGCGGGCCTCGGTGATCTTGGCGTCGACGTCGTCGACCTTGGCCTTAGCCACGCCGAATCGGGCGTCCTCTTCGGGGGTGAGCGCCGAACGGGACTCGGTTTCGGCGGCGGCGGTGACGGTTTCCATCTCGGCGATGGCGGCGTTGCGCTCAGCGACGAGTTCGGCGAGCTTGGCCCGCATGATTTCGAGGTACTTCATTGGGTACTCCTGAGGGTGAGAAGGGATGTGCGAGCGGACGCAACGAGGCGTCCCTGCTGTGCCACCAGGTGGTCCAATGCCGGGATGGTGGTTTCGGTTTCGGCGGGTGGATCTGCGTCCGGGGCGCCGATTCGATGAGTCGACCGGCGCTCGCGTCGCCGGTCGAGGAAGTGGTCCGTGAGGCACCGCACGTCGGCGGTGGCATCAGGGAAAGCGGGGAACACGACGGGCCCGAACTCAAAGAGCTGGACCTCTCGGATCGTCCGCTCAGGGAGTGCGTCAGGGTTCACCTCGGACGCTTTCGGTTCGTGTACCCATTCTTCGCGGGTGACCCGGAACCGGTACGACGCGCCGAGCTGTGAGCCGAGGTTGCGGCCGTCGATCGTGCGGCCCTGCAACAGCGGGAGGACCCTGCTGCGGACCGGTTCCGAGTCGAGGAGCGCACCCTCGTAGTACGGGCCGAATGCTTCCTCGCGAAGTACCTCGATCACAGCGATCGGGCCGGGGCCGACATGGGGGTCGTGACCGTGGTCGTATTGGATGACCATGCGGGCGAGGTCATTGTTGATCGTCCGCTTGAACGATCCGGGCACGGTGCGTTCCATGAACGTGCCCTCGAACCATGAGTCAATGCGAGTCCACACGTCGAACGGAGTGAAATGCCCATAGAGCACCGAGCCGGACCCGGCGTCAGCAGCGCGGGATTCGTCGATCGTGTAGTGCGTCCCGTTCACGAGACCGCGGTACAGGCTGTCTTTGGGGGCGTCAGGCACTCGTGCCTCCAAACGGTAGGGCGAGCTGCGAGGACCCGCCAGGGTCACCAGGGATGCCAGGCAGGTTGAACTCGTCACCATCGAACGGGGGCTCGTCCTCCAACGCACGAGCCTCGTTGACGGTCATCGTCTTGTTCCTGAGCCGGGCATCGACGATCTTCGCTCTCGTCTCGGCGTCGGCCCGGAGGAATGCGTTGCGGTTGAACTTCACGACCTGCGGACGGGCCAACAGTCCCGTGAGCTTCCGTTCGATCCGAACCATCGGTCCGTCAACGGACCACTTCAGGAAGCTGAGATCGGCCTGCGAAGCGTTCGCATATGTCACGTTCTGCCCTGATGTGGCGGCGTACACCATCGCCGGGGGCACACGGAAGAACCGGCACGCCTCCTCAATCGCGAACTTCATCACGTCGAGGAACTGGGTTTGCTCCATGTCGATCGACAGGGACTCCCACTCGAGGCCGGTCCCGGTCACCACCGGCTCACGGGACCCAGACGTCACACGACGGATCACCGCTTTGACCTGTTCGGCCTGCGCCTGGTCGAGTTCCTTGTCGGACTTCCACCGACCCACGGGGACACCACCATCGCCGAACGTCCGAGTCGAATACTCGCGGGCTGCGAGCGCGGCGCCGATCGTCGCCTGAGCTTTCGCCAGGACGTTCTCACCGAACACCGAACCGGCCCGGGTCATCTTCCCCGGCACATGGAACAGATCACCGAACGGGTACACCTTGTGCACCTCGCCGTCGACCTTCGCCTGGGGGACACCGGCAACGACATGCCGTTCGGTCACCACCGTCGGGGACACGATCTCGATACGCGTCGGGCGGCCACTCGCATCGACCGAGTGGACGATCCCGAACCCGTTGCCGTCGGTACACATCGACTCGACGAGCTGATAGAGCCAGACGTCCTGATCAATCACCGACGACGGCGAAGCAATCAGGACAGGGATCGGCGACACATCCTGCCGGGTCTTACCGACATAGCGCACCACGTCAATCGGTGTCGTCGAGATCGCCGTCGCCAACACATCGATGCACGACCAACACGCCGCCAACGTCAACGCACGATCAGGGCCAACCGACATCGGCGAATACACGCCCGTGATGTCAGCCCACATCCCCGCATAACGGGACAGATCGATCGTCGACCGCTGCTCGACTACGGGTGTCTGCTCAGGTTCGGCCGGTGGCCGACGACGAAACAACCCCATCGGCACCACCTTCCAGAACAACTAGAACGCAAACACGGGACGGCTGGCATCTAACTGCGTCAGAGCGCCCAACGCCCACCTTGCCAACGACACGGCAACGAGTGGGGAAACATCCACATTGGAATGTTTCCGGCCCCACATCCACGCGTCACCGACATCACGGCGACGGGCGCCATTCACGGCCGCTGTCAACTCACGCTGGCCGCGATGCCTCAACTTGTCATCGCGAACGGCTGTCACGAATGACCCGCACGACTGGACGGCCTCAGCTATTGAAACCTTGTAGAGCGGGACGCTGGCCTGCTCGAGTGCCGCTACTAGCTCGCCGGCAGGGCCTTTGGGGTCGACAACCAACACCGACCCAGGGTGACGACCCA